GCATGATTCGGGAAAAATAGCCGAGTTTGAGATTGTGTCCGGTAAGATTGTAGAGTGAATATCCAATGCAGCCCATGAAGTATGCCACGTGTCCGACGCAAAGTACTTGATCTTTGTAAGTTTCTGCTTCTTCCGCCCGTTTTTCATAATACGCCATCGCCTGTCGAGCAATGAGAATATCATGCCAAATGGAGTCGGAATTGTCGACGAAGTAGAGATTACGAGCGTTGCGGAAATGTTTGACTGCGTCGCGGTATCGTTTTGTAGCTCTGTCGAGAAAATCTCGTTCTGCGGGGCATACCAATTGCGTTGGTTCGTCGGGCACATCGCGGATGTAGTGTCCAACTCGTCCTGCCGTCAATGTGGCCAGTAAATCTGCTGTTTCTTGCGTGAGTGTAAACACAGAGTCGAGAGGGTCGTCGTGATCGTATGGAGAGCAGCGGGCGATGAAGTCATGCACTGCAGGTTCAACGTGATAAGCGACATCGAAGGGAGTTCCGAGGACGTTGGTTTCATCATCAGGAGTTGTGGCGGAGGATGATGAATCTGAAGGTGGATCGATCACCGAGAAATCTGAATCACTCGATTCTCTTTCCATTTCGCCAACAGCGTGGAGATTGGGATCTGAATCGAACTCCTCTTCGTACTCGTCCTCGTATTCGGCGTACTCTTCCTCACTCAATTCAATGGTGTGTGGTTGTTTTAGGACTGGAGCATGGGTGTATCGAAAATCTTCTGGAGCAGGGTGTTCAGTGGGGACTTTGTAATCGACTGGTTCGTGACCCACCGGAATCTCATCAAAATCACGAATGTTGGGATCGTCATCAGTTGGAGCGTTCGCGAACAATTCGGAGATAATCTGGAAAACTTTGAGACGAGATCGAGTGTCGGCTTTGTACATGTACAGTGGTTGAAAATCAGTTTCTGGGGAAACTCGTCGCACGAGCTGATGTTGAACTTTTAAGTATTGCGAATAATCGACGGCGAGTTTGACACATAGTTCAGCAAACGTGAAGGGCCCAGCGAGTGGTGGTGCAGTGGCGTGTACAGGATCCCGAATGTAAAACGTAAAATGAGATTGATCCAGTTCTTGATGTTTGTTTGATGTGACGCACTCAACAAGCACGTTGCGACGGCGCTTGTAAGCCTCCTTGCATTTCAATGATGTTGGTTCAGGATGGGGAACGTTGGTAGTAGTGAGTAAACCTCGCGACGAGAAAACGCAGCCTTTCGTTTCGAGATGAGCCATGGGGAGAACCTTGGGTACATTTGATTTGATGGTGATCATTTCTGCCGCGAGTTCCTCAGTGTCTTGTTGATCGATGTCGTCAATTCCAACAAATTCTTGGCTGCGGTAATTGTCCCAGTGATCCATTCCGGGAGTGCGAGGATAGTACAGATCAGTTGAAGGGATGTTTTGAGATCGGCCCAACACGTAGGCGACGTTCGACATGAGATACGATTTACCGACACCACTACCGCCATAGAACGATATGTGGAACGGGTCAATGCGCACAGATGATGAGTCAACGAGTGAAATGATGCGTGCACGGAGTTCCTTGACAAGAAAACCGACACGATTGCACACTTGGGCATGTTTTCGTGCAATGTCAGGATCACTCGTGTAACTTAACATCTTGCAGTAAGCGTCATCGATGTTCACAACTCGCTTTCGTAGTTTGGCGTCGCGGAAAATTTTGACAATTTGGGTCACGGGGAACAATTCGGCGGCTTCTTCTGTAACTATCTGAGCTAGCTTAAGAAATTCCTTTTCACGAAGTGCAGAGTGTGTACGGGGGTTAACGGGAAAAAATTTTGCGATACATTTAACTACCCAACCATTGATTTTGTCAAAGAGCTTAAGAATGGACTCCATACCACGATCGATAGAATTAACTTGTCGAGCGCGTTCTGAGATCCAATCCCAGACTGTGGGCATCTTCTTCTTATCAATATGCATACCTCCTGTGAACGCGAAAGAAGCGAATAGTACAATAACCGACACGAGCGAAGCAACCAATGGTAGATTGTCTAACAATGATTCCCCCACAGCGTGCCCCTGTTGATGTTCAGGCGGGGACTGCAGAGTAGTTCGGCTTTTGAAGAAAGAGAGTATGAGATTAACGAGACGGCGGGTGAGACCGAATGCGACGCCAAGTTTGGCGAGCATCCCAATCCACTTCGCGAGAGATCGAATTGTGACGCACTCAATAGCGTCGATGAGAAGAATTTGGACTAATTTAGAAGTGTCTGAATCGGATCCGAATAGGGTAGTAAGAATGCCTTGTGAATTGAACTTTTCCTTGACATCCGTCATGGTATTATGGACGTCATCAGCAATATCGTGGAATCGAGAAGCAGTTTTGCGAATAGAAGCTGACGTAGTACGAATGTCGTTCTTGGTCTCACGAAGCCACGCCCTTCCATCACCACGCATAAGATCATTGAGATCATCCAAAGAGTTCTTGACATCATGCGTAGCGCCATTAATGTTGGTGAGAGTTTCGTAGACTGGCGCAGGAATAAGACGAGATGGGGTAAGGCGCGGGGAACGAGAGTCAGAAGAATGAGATTCGAGTTCTAAAAACTCCTCTTCGTCATCGTCAGACAAAGGGCTTGAAGAATTGGAAGCGTTAGTAGACATTCGAACGTGAGATTCGGTGTTTAAGGGAGATTGCCTTTTCTTGGGATTCAAAGCTTCAGCGAGTCGTTTTGCTGAGAAGAAAGGTTTGCGTTTTGGCTTGTCTTGTGAGAAATTCATCTGTCCAATTGCGTGTTCATGTTGGCGTTTTTGCTCTTGCACTTCCAGACGCAATTCAGCAATGCGGGAAGCAAGATTTTCCGCCGTTCGTGTTTGCTTGAAATCTGCTGGTGTTGTGCGTTCCTCTGCAGGATCTGAAGTGACATCAGGCTCGCGTTCTGCTGGAGTGGGAATTCCGGCCCATGAATGGTAACAAAAACCGGGTCCTGCGCGAACGTAAAAATCAACTCCGTCGAGAATACCATCTGGCAATAGAGCAGCAACTCCGATAGAAGACAAATTGCATTTGATAATTTGTGCATCATAGTAACCAATACGGTTTACGCACATTGTGCCTCGGTGGTTGGGGCACATGTCCATAAGTACAGTAGCACCTTCTGCAGCGGAAATGCGAATGCCTCCTGATAAATACGTAGGAACGCCGGCAGTCGTGAAAACGCCAGTCACGTTGAAATGGTTGACAGGATCGACGATAGGAGATACGTCATGCATCAAGGCTTGTACCTTTCCACTTGTAAACACAAAACATCCTGCGAACAATCGAAAACTATCCACAGTTTCATCAGTGCGATTTTGGAATGAGAAGCGACTAAAATTAGGATCAATGTCAGTGGGAAGAAGAGTACGATGTGGTCGTTCAAGAACCTGAAGCAAGGATATAAAAGGCTCATACATGGCGATGGGATCGAAATGGGAACTTGGTTCCCCGAGCATTGGACACGGGGTTTCTGCTTTATCATGAAGTGCTGTCAAATTACCTGTTTGGCCAACGAGATTCACCGAGTTGAGAATCACACCTTCAGTGTTTCCGAAGACTGTAGCGTTAGTGGTTGGAAGATATTGAGGTTGGTTGGTAATCCATCCATTCACGATGTAGAGTCGATTTCCCTGCCACCCACCTCCGCCCGAACCCGTCCAAGCAACTTTAAAATCAGGGCCAGCGGAGTAAACACCATCGGGAGCGAAAGAAGGGGTGACAGTACCAACTTGTGAGATGAAGAAGATGGTGGAGGAGAAGACACGAATCTGAAAACCATCGGGAACTTGAAGCGCGTAATTAGTGACCGCTGAGAGCAATTCCGGACGACGAATGGTATAGGTCTGGAAACCTGGTCCTGCGGACTTCCACAAGACACCGTCAATCACTGGCTGCATGGACGAATTGGTTTGTAGTTTCGTGTGCACAATGATGTAAACGTGGGTACCATAAGTCGGCAAGTCGATACCGGGGTCTGATGAAATTTCATTTACGGGAGAGGTTCCCATGTAAGCCACATCGAAATCCAGCGTAGAGTCTTCCTTAAGATCAATAATGAGATGGGTGAAGGAGAGATAATTGTCTGCAGTAATGAAATGACCTCGAGGAACAGCGACAATGGCAAGCTTCCCAGTGTGAAAAATGGATTTGGCCCAATCAAGTTGATAATGAATGGCACCATTCCAGCGTGTTGCGAATCGGGAGAAGTAAGCGATGGGGGTCGTAGTGGTGGTGTAGTTTTGGGGATTGATGGGCATTACTTTTTCATCGTAGAGAATCGTTCCGGGAGGATTTTGAACACCCCACGAAAACAAGGCTTGAATTCCGGGTCGTTCCATGAGTGTGCGAACATCCATTGAATCTTCTGTAGTTTGAATGGCATGCGTTGGTTGAGATCCGCCAACAACATTAACAAGAACGTTG